GAAGGGCGCGGCGCTGTCGCCCGCCACCGCCGTGGGCAGCGGCTGCCCGATTTGGGCCTGCGGGTCGAAATCCCCGACGTCGGGGTTGCGCCGGTTGCGGTTCGCCATCAGGCCCTCCGGGGCGTCGTGCCGCGCGTGCCGATATCGGTCAGCGTATCGATGCCGCTGGCCAGTCTCTCGATCAGGCCGCCGCGCGCCGCCGTGCGGCCGGCGCGGATATAGCTCGCGCTACGCGCCCGCAGGCGCTCCTGCCGGTTCTCGGTTTCGAGCGCGTCGAGCGACAGCGCCCGCTCGGTATCCTGCGCCGCCTGCTCGCGCGCCTGCACGGGCGAGCCGAAACCGAGATCGAGGCCGCCGGCCGCCGCCGAAATGTCGCGCTCTGACATGGCCGTCAGCAGCTGCTCACGCAGCTTGACCGCGCGCGACTGGCCGGCGACACCTTCAGCCTGCGCGTCAAGCTCGGCCTCGCGCGCCTTGTCGAACATTTGCAGCTTGGTCTCGCGCGCCGCCTTGTTCTTGGCGGCGATCGAGAGCAGGCCGGTGACGCCCTGCAGGCCGGTGAGCACGCCGGCCGAGGACAGGAAGCCGCCAAGGCTCGACGCCGCGCCCGCCACGGCGCTGCCGGCCGCCGATACCGCAGTGAACAATCCCCCGACGAGTTCCATGCTAGCGCTCCACCTCGATCGTGACATCCCGGACCGTCAGGCGGCCCGGCCGCAATTGCGTGAAACTGACCTTGCCCTCATCGGAGTATCCGGCGAGGCCTTCGATCTCGACCTTGCGGCTCACCGGATTGGTCAGCAGGGGCTGGTCGATCGGATCGCCGAACCTGACGAGGTCGACTTCGAACGGCCCATCGGTTTCCGAGCCGATCGCCAGCGACGAGGTCCGCAGCACATAGGCGCGCACCGTATGCGGGCGAACCGGCCGGTCGACGATCATGCGCTCGCCGACATCCTTGGGCACCGGCAGCGTGCGGACGCAAACCGGCCACCAGCGGCCGACATAGACCGTTTGCGCCGGCTCGGGCAGCGTGATCGCCCCGCCGGTGACGGTGAACGGCCCATAGGGCACGTCATCGGCAATCGCCCAGACCGTCGCGCCCTCATAATCCTGCGCCAGGCCGGAGACGAGCGTCTGCGGCGCCCCGAACTCGTGGCGGGTCCAGCTGTCGAGCGGCGCGGCCGGGTCGATCTGCTCGATCATCTGGACGGTGAGGCCGCCGACGAGCCGATCGACACCGAAGATGATCTCGCCATTCGCGGTGGCGCAAACCGAGCGGATCTCGCCATCGGTATCGAACCGGCCCGGCGCCGCGTCGATCGCCTGCTGCTTGAACATGGCGAAAACCCGCATGCCGCCATCGGCATTGACCACCATCAGCGCATTGGCGTCGTCGGCCGCCGTGGCGCCGCGATAGGCCAGGTCGACGACGGCGTCGAGCAGCCCGGAGGACAGCACCGAGATATTGGTGCTGAGATAGTTCTGCTCGGCGTCGGAATAGACAAACTCGACGATGTTCTTGCCGTTCTTGTGCACGAAGATCGTCGCGATATCGGTGCGCGCGACGCCCACCCCGCGCCGGATGCCGTTGTCGGTTGCGCGCCGGATGTTCGGCGGCTTCTGCCGGGTCAGCGCCGGGTCCGTCAGGTAGTATTCGCCATCCGAGGTCAGGAAGTGCAGGAAGGTGCCATAGACGATACGGTCGATCCGCTCGGCGCCATCGGTATCGAGCGCGCCGAGATAAGCCCCGTCATCCGCCAGCGCCTCGATGTTGAGGTCGAGCGGATCGCCCAGCCGGGAGGCCAGCCAGGCATTCGGCTTCGACCGGAAGCCGCCCATGACCAGCCGCTGCTGCCAGAACACGCCGCAGGAGGCATAGCCACGCGCGCTGCTCATCAGCGGCTCGCCACCGGACTTGCCCTGCTGCTTCTTCGAGACGACGATCGCCGTAGAGGCCGGCTCCAGCATCCGCCCGGTCATGGTCCAGCCGTCGCCTTCATTGCCGGTCCCGGTCATCGAGATCAGATAGGCGGCGGCGGCGCTGTCATAGGTGACGGTGATCCCCGGCTCGACCGAGGGCAGACGCTCCACCGCGCTCTTGATCGCCGCCGCCGTGCCGGCTTCGGTGCTCTGCACACCGATCGCCTCGGTTTCCTCGCCGCCGACCGTCAGCGCGAAGGCGGCCGGCAAGGTCAGGTTGACGAGCTTCGCCGAGTAGATCGCCGGCAGGCCGTTGGAATAGCTCGCGCCATAGTCGACATCGGGTAGGCGGCGGAACAGCGTATCCCAGCAGGTCCATTCGTCATCGGCGCCCTGGCGCATGATGTGCTGCGGCCAGAACTCCTCGTGGAAGATCAGCAGCGTATCGAGCCGCTGCGCGAAATCGAAGGTCTTGATCTGCTCGGCGGTGATGTAGAACGGGATCGAAGCCTTCCAGGCCTTGTTCCGCCAGACATCGATATTGTTGACGCTGAAAACCAGCTGGTAGTCCTCGTCGCGCGAGAAGGTGAAGCGCCGCACCCGGTAGGCGCCGGCCGCTGAGACGGTGAAGCAGCGGAAGCCGCGCAGCGTGACCATGCCGGGCGCGAACAGCGTGCCGGCCAGCCTGATCCTGACATAGCGCGCCTGCCGGGTATGGCCGGGAGGCAGCGTCCAGCGGCGGCTGCGGGCGACGCTGTCCAGACCGAAGCCGATCCCGAACTGCTGCCAGCTGACATAATCGATCGAGCTGTCGCAGACGAGAGGCCGGCCGCTGCCCGTGCCGGCGCTGGCGAACTCGTAGATGTCGACAGCCGAAAGATCGACCACCGTGCCGAAATCGAGATGGGCGATATAGCCGTCCCCACCGAACACCCCGGCTTGCTTGACGGTGGTGAAATCGGTGAGGAGCGTCGACCAGGTGATGCCGGGATTGGAGAAATCCGCCACCGAGGCGGCAAGCGCGACATGTGCGGAGCGGACCCGACCGAGCAGCTGTGAGCCCAGCACGGTCTCATTGCTGAAACCGGATTGCGGCACCGCCACCGCCCGCTGCATCAGCGAGGCCCCGGCATAGAACTGCTTGATGTCGGTGCGGCCATGCAGTCGCTCGTCGAGCTCGCCGGAGCTCCAGGCGCATTGCAGCGTGCCGGGACGCGGCGCCATCAGCGCACCCTGGCCGAGATGAGCGGGCTGGCGCCGAGCGACAGCGTGCGCGAAGGCTGGTTACGCGCATCCGCCATGATCGCCTGGCCCATGAAGCCGCCGCGCATGTTCTCGCTCGGCGAGCCGAAGGCCAGACCGCGCATCGTCTCGACGACGCCGCTGGCATTGCCGCTGATCGGCACGGCGAGCGCGGCCGAGAGCGCGTAGCTCACGGCGGTGAAGAAGACGGGCGACCAGCTTTCCGGGTCGCTGCGGAAGCTGCACACCGCCCAAAGCGGCACGTCATTGGCGAAAAGCCGGCCATCCTCGACCGTCCATTCCTTGAGCGGCTCATCCGGGCGGCGCGGGTCGCGCAGCACGCTATGCGGCAGGGACAGTGCGCCGGCCGGGAGCAGGAACACGCTCGACCAGCCATTGATCGGCGTCTCGTCGATTTGATCGAGCGCGACGGTGCGGCGCGAGAACGACCAGGGATAGAAGCCAAGGCAGGTATCGACGATGCTGCCATAGACCAGCCGCGCCGCCCGGCCGCCAGGCGACTCCTCATCGAAGGACTGCAGCGGTTTGGCGCCGAAATTCGCCATTGCGAGGTTGAGAAGGCCATCCCTGTCGCGCATCGCTGCCCCCGAGAAAGACGCCGCGCGGCAGATGGGCCGCGCGGCAGATGGCCGGGCCGCCGTGCGACGGCCCGGCGGAAGGATCGCTAGCCGGCGGTCACCGTCTGGATCACGATGGTGCAGCCGGCCGGCACGACGGCGGTCACCATGTAGTGCTTGAGGATCGGCGTGCCGCCGAGCGCCATATGCGCGCTGACCTTGTCGCCCTTGGCGAGGCCGCAGCTGCCGGGGAAATAGTTCGCCCCCTCGACGATCGCCGCCGCGTCCTCGGTCGCGTAGCTGAATTCCGAGACGCTGATACCGGCAACCGAGGTGCCGCCATTGCGCGTCCGCGTCAGTCCCTTCGCATCGAAAGCCATGTGATCTCCTGTTCTGCCGGGCGAAGCCGGCGGGCAAAGCTCGGGAAGGCCGGCGCGGTCGCCCGCGCCGGGTCAGGATCAGTTCGGCGCGATCACCGCGTCGTTGTTGATGCGGGCGCGGACCATGCCCTCGGAGCGCAAGGTCTTCGGCACGCCGCCCATGGTCATGTTGACGGTGGTCACCGATTTCCGGTTGTCCCACTGCGTCGTGGTTTCCATGTTCTCATTGGTGGCGAAGCCGAGCGCCTTCTTGTGCCAGAGGAAGACGTCGATGTTCTGGCCCGAGACGACCGGGAACAGCTCATCGGGCATCAACATCCATTTGACGCCGTTCCAGAAGCGTGTGTCGGTCATCTTGGCCATCGGCAGATCGGTGACGTAATCCGCCGACGAGAACTGCTTGTAGCCCATCATCTGGTTCCAGGCCTGGGCCGGCAGCGGGAAGAACACCTCGCCGTTCCATTCCTTGAACTGGCGCTGGGCCTGGGCGATGATCGCGAGCGCCAGCGGCAGGGTCATGCCGTTGGTGGTGCTGGTCAGGGGCACAGTGATCGCCGGGGCGCCGGCGTTGACTTCGGCCATGATGATCTCGTCGGCCTTACGGCCCATCGCCATGCCGCCGTCCTCGACCGTCTGGTCGTACTCATTGACCGACATCTGGTTGAGGTCCTTCTTGTGGATCTCGTCGAAGACCTGCCAGGTCTTCATCTCCACTTCGATCGTCCCGCGCGACTGGTTCTGGACCTTGGCCTCGTGGCCGCGCTTGAACTCCTGCGCGACCAGCAGGCCCGAGGTCTTCCAGACATATTTGCTGCCGGTGAAGGAGATCGGCGGCCGATAGGTGCCGGAGAGCTTGAAGCCCGACGACTGGAACTGCTTGACGACATCCTGGGAATATTTGGTTTCCGACCAGGCCGGAATGGTATTCAGGGACATGTGGATCAGCCTCTCGTTAGGTGCCAAATCCACCAGGCCGAGAAGCCGGAGCGCCGCGCGGGTCGAGGATCGAAGCCGGGGCGCCGCGCGGGTCTTATCCCAGCGGAACGCGGGCAGAGTGCCCGCGCCCGGAAGCGGTCAAATGTGCTACTTGAACAGGTGCTTCGACTTGGCGTCGACCTCGGCGCGGAAGGCCGGATCGTATTTCGCGCTGGTGCTGAAATAGCGCGGATCATTGCTGTCGCGGTTGTAGTCGGCCATCGAGTAGCCGCCGGCCGCGCCGCCGCCCTGGCCGAGCTGGAAACCCTTCTCGCTGGTCAGATGGTTGTGCAGGAACTCGACGACGCGCACGCCCGCCGCCGTTTCGAGCAGCAGGCCGAATTCCTCCTGCATGCCCTCGTCGATCTCACCGCGCGCCTTCAGCGTATCGATGAAGGTCTGCGCCGTGTCGACACGCGCCTTGACCGCCGCCTTCTGCTCGGCCTCGGGCGCGCCCGCCTTGTCCTGCGGCACCAGCGCCTTGGCTTCCTTGTCGTAATCGATCGCATAGGGGTCGGGCTGGCCGATCAGCTTGGCCTTGGCCAGCCCCGAAATCGCCGCCGAGATGAAGGGGCCGAACTTGTCCTTCGGCATATCGATCTCATGCGCGACCTTGCGCAGCACGCTGAGGGCCGGGTCTTTCGCGACATCCTCGGCGAAATGCTGCTTGATGTCGTCGGCCGGCGTGAACTCGTATCCCTCCGGCGTCTCCGGCCGGGTCGGCTGCCGCTGCGCCAGATTGTCCCGCTGCGTCTTCCAGTCGGGCGCGAGCTTCGCCAGGGTCTCGGCCGCGTCCTTGCCGCGCAGATGATCGGGCAGGAAATCCGGCGCGGCGAAGGCCGGCGGCGGGTCGCCCCCCGCGCCCTTGTCGCCACCCTGTTGCTGGTCGCCGCCGCCGCCGCCGCCACCCGCGCCCTCATCGGCAGCGAGGAGGATGCGGGGGCCGATGCCGGCATAGAGGAAGGCTGCGGACGCGCCGCGCCGAAGGAAAGTGCCTGCCATGGTCACACCTGTTCGCGCGAGGGCGGGTCATCCTGCGGACGGCCGCGCGCCGCCGCTCGCAGCATCATGAAGACGACGGAATTCTGCCCCTCGCGCATCACGCCCTGCATGGCGATCTGCATCGGGTCCATGCCGAGCTGATAGGACCAGCTGGCGCGGGCGAGGGTCTTGGCGATCAGCCATTCCATCACGGTTCGGCCGTCGTCGCTGTCGACGAGACGAGCGAGCGCCCGGCTCGCCAGCTCGTCCTGGCTTTCCGCGACCGGCGCAGCCGGGTCGGTTGCGCCGAGCCCGGCCTTTTCGAGGCTGTCGAGGAAGCCCCAGCCGTCCTTGCCGGCCTCGGCGAGCAGCTTTTCCAGCGCAGTCGGGTTGAGGTCGGACATCAGGCGACCCCCGCAACCGGTGCGGCCTGATTGGCCGGGGCACCGCCGCCGGCCTTGGCCTGCTCGGCGATGGCGGCGAGCGCCGCCGCGACCAGCTTCTGCACGGTGATCGTGATCTGCTCCTGCTGGTCGATGGTCGGGATGTACTTTGCCGGGATGCCGAGATCGTGGCCCATGTCGATCAGCATCTGTTCGAGGAAGACCGTCATGCCCTGCGCCTGCGGGCCGCCGAGCGAGAGGATGATCTGCACCCATTCGACCTGGCGCTTGACCATGTCGGCCTTGAGCGCCGCCGCCATGGGCGAGGTGACCTTGACCTGCGTCAGCAACTGGTCGACCGGCATCTTGGACGAGAGCAGGCGCTTGGTGTCGAGGATGTCGATGACGCGCCGCACGGCGGGGACGATGATCTCGACGACATGGCGGGCATAGGCGCCGATATGATTGGCGGCGAGGTTCTTCATCCGCTCGGCGATTTCGAGGGCCGAGCGGACGCCGCCGGCCTCCTGCGGCAAGCCGTCGTCGAGCATCGCCTTCTGCGCCTGCTGGCGCTGGTCGTTCAGGACGATGTTCGACACGTCGAAGCGGCCGGGCACGTCGAGCTTGGAGATGGACGGGCCGAGCACGCCGCCATTGCGCGCCACCTTCCAGATCGCCCCCGGCTCCAGCCGGGCGGTATCCGGGTTGAACACGCCGTCGTCGAGCTGGGTGAAGATGCCGAGGATGGCGATCGCGGCGGCGCGCAGCGTCAGCTCCTGCGTCTTGTTGAGGGTCTTGAGCGAGGGCAAAGCGACCATGATCGGGCCACGGCCCATTTCCTCGCCCGGCACGCGCCAGTAGCGCGGCGTGATGATCGGGCAGGTGCGATATGTCGCTTTGCGGATCGGCTCGCTGCTCTTGTCGAGATAGGCGGTGTAGCGCCAGACATGCGGCTTCACCGAGCGGTCGTAGACGACATCCTGGCAGAGCGTGAACGGCGTCTCCGGCTTGTCGCGGACAGCGTCGAGGAAATCGGCCGGGAAGGTGCCGTCCGGGAATTCGGCCCTGATCTCGCGCGCCGGGCGCGAGCGCTTCCAGAACTTGCCGTCGATCGTGTTGCGTGGCCCGTTCTCGAGCGCCAGTTCCTTGATCGGAATGCTGACGAAGACGACGGGTTCATGCGCTTCGTCGCCCGGCATGATCATCATGGCGCCGGTGCCCATGGCGATGTCGAGCGCCATCTCGACGAAGGCGGTGTCCCATGAGCCGGCCGTGAAGCACTCGCGGGCGAGGCCGGAGATACGCTGCAGCTCCTTGCGGTACTCGTCAGCTTCGCTCTTCTTGCTCTCGTCGAACTTGATGAAGGCGCCCGGTTCCAGCTGAAACCATTCCTGCCCGACCGGGCAGAGGTCGCGCTGCATGCGCTCGGCGAAGCGGAAGGTCGAGACGATGCCGGTATTGTCGAACAACCGGTCGACGCGCTTGGTCGCATTGGCCACGGCGCCGTTCTCGGCCGGGCGCCTGTAGGGCAGGGCGTATTCGTAGCACTCGTCCCAATCGCCCCACCATTGCAGCGCCCGCGCATGGGCCTTGTCGGCCCGCTGCTTGTGCGCGGCGAGGGCAGAGACGACCGGGGCGGCCGAGGCGGCTGCGGGCTCCCGCTTGCGCGCCATGATCAGGCCGCCACGCCGAGCGTACCGCGCAGGCCGGTTTCCTGGCCCTTATAGGCGAGCATGCGCCGGCCGCGCCGGCCGGAGCGCGAGGCGCGCGTCTCGCCCTCGACCTGGGCATTGCGCTCATTCAGAACCTTGGACTGCTCGGCGAGACGGTCGCCCTCGGCCTTCGCCTTCTCGGTCTCGCGCTGCAGCGTCTCCTTGGCGCCGCCGCTGAAGAGGCCCTTCAACATCTTGCCCATAGTCAGAACCTCGCTGTCCAGCGCTCGACGCGCCCGAGATGCGGATCGCTCTCGACCCGGTCGAACCCGAAGCCGAGAGCGGCCGCGATGCGCCGCCCGGGCCGCCATCCCTTGCGAATGAAGGCCTGCACCGTGGCGGGCGCATCCTCGCAATGGCGGCGCAGGGTCAAATGTGACAGGCGCAGGATGCCAAGCATGGCCGGCGCCGCTTCCGGCCAGCAGGCGAACCAGGCCTCGATCAGTCGCTCGCCTGGCGGCGCCGGACGCGGCACCAGCCCGCCGGCCGCCACCAGCCGCCCGCCC